GTTGTCCCGGCGTCTCCGAAGAGAGACCAAAAAGCAACTTCCAAGGATAAGTAAGAATAAACAAACTTGTCCATCTGCAGTCTAACTGCTGGCTAATGGGTAAATTACGGCAAACCCAGACCGCTAGTGATTATACTGCTGCACTCCCCGCAGGTGCGGGGCGAAGGGGGAAACCGTCCCCTCCTTCGGTTCGAGACCGGACGGCCGCAGTTGCTCGTGGAGTCACGGTTGTTTTAGAACACCATGACTGTCCCAGTCATCTGATTCGAGATTGTCTCAATCAGATGGCCGAAGTTCTGAATACTGCTGAAGATGAGAGGGTGTGGGTGAAGAGACTTAAAAATCTCCTTGCCCGCCCTCTCGCGCAATATCTTCGAAACGAGCTTCCTCCTGATTCTGATAAAATCTTTAAGCCACAAGGGGCTTTCAGGAGATGGTTTCGGAACCGCTTAAATGCTTTTAATGATAAAAATACGCATTTATGGTACAGCTGGTTCCAGATGAAAAGGTGTTGTCTTCCAAGTTCAGAAGACTTTATAGCTCACACCTATAAAGAACATAAAGAAAGCTTAACCTCCCCAGATCCTGGGGATGACGATCTTATTGAGATGGTCTTCGATAATCCAGTTTTCCTGGATGTTTTAGAACACATTCGGGGGGAAATCCCTCCTTATATGAATCTTAAGTCGAGTGACCTTCGCTCCACCCAGTCCGCCTGTTTTGAGAATACCCGTCAATTTGGTGGGCAATTTAAGTACCTAAAAAATCTCTCAGGTATAACAGACAATTTCTTCGGTTTTTTTACCGATATGGGGTATGGAGACTATAAGGCCCATCCGATTCTTGATCAGGATGAGTATTATCACACTTCCTTCACAACAAATTTGAAGAAGATGGAGTTCTTTCATAGAACACTCCTGGACACGAATGTCGTCCGGACCACACGTGAGCCTTACGGCCGTGAGGACTGGTCATCACTTGATGTCTATGAGAAAGAGCCAAAGTTATGGCCTGACAATCTTCGCTGTGAAATAAAAGGAGTGATCGAGCCTTTAAAGATCAGAGTCATCTCCAAAGGGGAGGGACTGAACTATTATTCTCAGAGAAAAATACAACGAGCCCTCCATGATACTATTCGGAGGATGCCCTGTTTCCGCCTTGTAGGGAAACCTTTCTCTCCGACAGATCTTATGGATCTGAAGGGCGTCTCTAAAAAGACGGATCACTGGTTTAGTGTGGATTACTCTGCTGCCACGGATGGCCTGAGTTGGAAATTTAGTTCCCGTATCCTCACTTACCTTCTCCAAGACTTTCCTCATGAGCTTTCCCAAGCTCTAAAAGTTCTTGGACCTCATGATTTGTACTATCCACAACTCCGAAAGGGGAAGTGGTGTGCCGCAGAATATGAGGCAACACAGGTTAATGGTCAACTTATGGGGAGCATTCTTAGCTTCCCGATCCTGTGTTTAGCAAACCTCGCCACCTATCTCCTCACGAATGAGGAAGATCACATGACCCGAGGACTCTCGACAGAGCAAGTCCTCCAGGGAGTCTTAATTAATGGTGATGATATGGTTTATGCTGCTGATCCATCTTTATGGCCTAGACATGTAGAAGTTAGTTCTAAGCTCGGACTTAAAATGTCCGTAGGAAAAGCTTATGTCCATCCTCGTTATGCAAATATAAATAGCACAAGTGTCGTTTTCGACCTTTCAAAGGATGGTACTCCCCGTGAGATTCCTTATCTCAACGTGGGTTTGTTCTTTCAGTCTCCTGTTCAAAAAAAAGAGACAGAAGATAAGAAAATTGCGCGGAAGGAGAGGGATCTCCTTCGTCAGCAGAGCGGAATGGCTAGAAGCCATCATGAAGAGGAGGGTATTGTCGCATGTATAAATGAATTAAAACGCGGCTCCCTCACTGACAACAAATTCATTGGTCTTTTAAAGAAATATATTTCGACCAATTCTTCCACAATTAACGATGAGACTCTTTCCTATTTAATAATTAATGGAAAGAGAGTTTCTTATCATCGAAATCTCTTTACTCCCATTTCTGTGGGGGGGATGGGGATCGAACGACCTGTTGGTTGGAGCACTCAATATAAAGAAATTGAAAGAGTGCTCGCCGGCAACTTAATGTCTCGATTCCCACTCACTTTGGATTCAGCTCGCCCACTCCGTGGGTTTGAGCTCGAGAGTGAGGTCCCTGCGGATTCTCCTTGGGTTAAGCCTCAAAGGCTCCCCGATCCGCCAGAGTTTATCCTTGAGAGTATGAAGTGGAAGAGTAAACGCTCTATCCTTCGAACAGGTTTCTTTGTTCCTGTCCCTAATCCTTCAATTCGGATGATCCCTTCCGAGACTCCTTTTGTTCCCTTTTTGACGGAACCTTTGCCTCTCTTTGAGGAATTGGAGCCTCTTCCGGAGATTCGCCATACGAGCACAGCAGCACTTGCGCATGCTCAGGCGTTGGAAATCCGTTGGGAGGATTTTGTTTCAGAGGTAAAGAACCCTTTATTGAAGGGTGTTGTCTCCTCTATTGATGGTTGCGTCCTGGAAAGACGTTAAACTTAGCCATGGGGTTCGCAGGATTAAAAGTCCCAAAACGGTGCCCCCTTTGGGCTCAATAATTCCGTAGTAAGTGGAATTAGGTAGATGTTTAGAGGTATTCGTCAAAGGTCGTGAGATAGACGAATTAAGAATTGAAAGGCTGGACCTCACGGTCTGGTGCCACGCGCGCGATTAGGCACTCGGGCACACCACCAACCTTCACCTCTAGAATTTGATTGTGGGGTTCTAATGGGTGTCGAATTCGTAACGTTTTATTACAAGATTCGTTCGACACGTGACCATTGCTATCCCAAGTTCATTTTCGCCACCAGAAGTTCCTGTTAGAACGTTGCGTAGCTACCAACGGGTCGACCAGAGAGCTGGTGTCTTCATTGACTACCTATACTCCTAAATCTCGAGAGACTGGAAAGGACTGCTCTACGAGTTCCTGCGGTCGTACAGTCCCATCATGTTCAATGGGATCCCATACATGAACAAGCAAATGCAAGATCGTGCCCCTGCGCCGGGCAATAATAGGCCGCAAAGATCCCAAAAGCCCAAGAAGAAACAGCCTAAGAAAAAGGCCGTGGGCACATATGCCTCTCTTCGCAACCAGCAGGATTCCTTTCAGGTATCCCTCCCCGTCGTGAAAACGACCGTCCGCCGGACCTCTCGACCCAATATACAAAGTCGGGCTAACGGTGACATCCTTGTTCGCCATCGCGAACTCTACATGGATGTCATCGGTGTGACTAGCTACCCCGGAACAATATTACCTGGCGGCAGGATCAATCCTGGCCGTCAGACGATGTTCCCCTGGCTCAGTCGCGTGGCCCAGAACTATGAGAGCTTTCGCTTTAACAAGCTGGCTTTCACGTTCGAGAGTGCTTCCTCCTATGTGATGGGAGGGACTTTCGCGATGGCAATCGAATACGATACCCGCGATGACCCTCCTGAGAGTAAGGTCCAACTGCTCGCCTATAGAGGCTCAGTCCGTTGTAACCCTGCTGTTAGTTGCACAATGACGGCAGCCTCAGAAGATCTGGGGAAGAGAAAGTCCTACTTCGTCGCTGAGTCTATCCCCGTCGGGGCGGACCCGGCTCTTTACGATGTGGGGCTCCTCTACCAGTTCATCGGTGGCACTGCAACCAATTCCCCAATCGGGGAGCTCTATGTGGAGTATGAGGTTCAATTACTCACTCCTCAGCTTAACCGCCCTTCTGTTGGCGGGGCCCATGGTGGTGTGTGGACTGGTACTAGCAATAGTGCCCCTTTCTCCACCCCCAATGCTCAGAATGCCTTTAATGGCACTGTCACTTGTTCTGGCACCACGACCAGCCTTACTCAGATCCTCTTTGGAGCTGACTTTAATGGTCTGGTGACCATCAACTACAGTGGCACTGGCCTCGCCACCATTCTGGAGGGTGGGAATGCCACTCGGCAGCTCCTCTTCCCTGAAATTGGTTTTGCCACCCAGATCTCTGAGAGCTTAATGGTCACCGCAAGAAATGGTGATCTGCTCACTCTTCAGATAGACAACTCCTCGATTACGAGGGGGGATCTGATCATCGCTCAATGTCCCGTCAAGAATCTTTAATTCTTGACGGGGAGTGCCAGCCGCCCTTTTGAGGACGGTAAAGAACAGATAGAGCGTCTCTCTATTCGGGATAATATTTGTCCCCGGATGAGACGTCTGGCCTGTGGTCTTGAAATAGCCCCACTACGGCTGAGAATAGGCAAAGTTCTCAGAAAGTGGCCAGCGAGTTGAAATGCTGGTAGTCGGCAGTTCTCTGTCGAGGAAGAGAACGGGTTCATCATTTGCATGATGAGTTCCCCTTTGAAGGACG